GGGATCCATAAGGCACAATGCGAGATTCTTTATACCTACATCAATTGAAAGAAGTAACATACTATTAAAGAAGTGAGATACAACTTTAAGTAATGTCTAACGTGTGTTGTTGGTGGTGCTGTCATACATTCCCAGGTCCGTCCCTCCACTACCCTTACAGGTACGACGATCGCAGGAAACACTTTTCGACAACTGGACATTTTTGTTCGTGGGAATGTATCAAAAGCTACGCTATCGACAATGCGGGTGCACGATCAGGTGAAGTCCTGATGATTTTGGCCCTCATGAGGAAACAGGCCAACGACAACAAGTACATGCTCACGCGCCCGGCACCCAAGAGAGTCACTCTTAAGATGTTTGGAGGACCGATGAGTATCGAAGATTTTCGAACATCAACATCGAACGTCTTCGTGACAATGCCGTGGGAAACTCATCTCATACCGATCATTTCAACAACGTCGAGTACGCTCGCACGAACAATCGCCGTCGATGGACCAAAGGATGATATCGTGCTCAGAAGGTCTAAACCTTTAGCGCGCGCAAAAAGTAGTCTAGAAGCTGCGCTTGGTATTACACGTAAGACGAGATGAAGAGAGTGTGCAGTTTTTTCGGATGCGACGAGCCTATACAAAGAAGCCCTCGCTGGATGTTTCGGAATGGTACCGTTGTGAATGCACAATCGTACTATGCCGCACTGAAGAGTCTTTCGCGCGTGTATACAAAGAATTTTTGGGCGTCCGAGACGATACCCGGACAATGGGACGTACAGTTTGATGAGGATGTATGCGTCGAGGATGTGTCTGCACCCAACGCATTCGACGCGGTTCGAAATGCACGCTTTTACCTCGAGGCGGATTCAGAGACGCCGAAGCTTATTTACAGCTCGAGCTCGAATAATTAGAAAAGAAGCCCAGCCCGAGTGCAAACATGTATGACGCCAGAACAACAAACCAGGCGGGCAGGTCCATGTGCGCCTGGATCCGAATCGCAGGCATGCGTCGTGGAATGATCGAGTCCATAATGTCCTCGGTCGTCACCGAGTCAGACTCGTCGACGACAGACTCGTCGTCCTCCACCACAGCGGGAACATCATCGTGAATCTCAGCAGTGTCGACCATTTTCTGAATAAATGTCTCTGCTTTTTATATGGAGAACCAGACCGTCGTCATCTTGGCACTCATCGCGCTCATCGCATGGCTCATCTATGGCCGGGACCAGCGTCGTCAGCCAGGTCGATGGGGGTACGGGTATGATGGCCCGCACTGGGGACCGCGCCCAGACTGGCATGGACGTGGTGGTCGGGATCACCACGGCCCCCATGGCCGGGACTGAAAGGAGGTTTTGTCTCCACCGGACAATGACATGCGCCGTTAAAGCACTCAACCCCCCGTCTCACAATGGAGCCTCTGCGCACGTACGCTGTTGAGCAGATTGCCGAGATTTACAGCCTTCCCGTGACCAGTGCCAAGGTTCGCAACACGGAGATTTCGATCCAGAACTGGGTCTACGCACACACGGCCAACCCAGAGGAGAATGCCTCGTGGGAAAACCCGCACTACCGGACGCTCTACAAGCAGCGCCTCCAAAGCATCCTCTTCAACCTGCGCAAGAATCCAGCGTTGGTCGAAGCGGTCACACAAACCAAGACGGTGAACCCTGCCGAGATTGGCAAGATGACACCAGATCAACTCTGGCCAGATGGGCCGTACGCCAAGGCGGTGATCAAGAACCGCGAGACTGATCTACAGAAGCAGATGCTCAAGGCGAAGGAGGATGACGCGTACGAAGGCTTGCTCACATGTCCCAAGTGCAAGGGGAAGAAGACGAGCTACTACCAGATGCAGACACGCAGCGCAGATGAACCAGCAACCAATTTTTGCAGCTGCGTCTGCGGACACCGATGGCGATTCTGTTGAGTAATAAAATCTTACGCTATACTAAATGTCTCAAGTTATCGGCCCTCTCGGCACCATTGCGTTTAGCTCGATTGTCCTCTCGTGGATCCTGAAGAATGAAAAGAAGTGCGAGTGTGGCCAGGATTGGCGTCGCGACTATATCAAGTACTTTAACATTGTCGTGATTGTACTCATGGTTATGAATCTGACGGCCCGCTCGTTCTTTCGGCAGCAGATTCTGGGCGCTCTGAACAAGCCCCTGTTCATGAAGGGCCTGTTGGGGTTCGTGACCGTATATGGTCTGGCAGCCCTGGTCAACGTGGGATCGATCCTGACGTATATCCCGGACCTCAAGAAGAAGGGGTGCGACTGTGCGATAGAGGATGATTGGCGCGACAACTTCATCTTCTGGTACATGATTATCGGGCTAGTGCTCGCGTCCACCATGGTCCTCGTGGCTGCCGGCGCAAAGTAAATTGCTCGACCCTAGTATGCCGCGCAGGAGGGGTTTCGAAGACAAGAAGCAGAGGATCCAAGAGGTGTGCGAAGAGCTCGAGTGTGAACCATGCGAGGCGAGTCGACGTGAAATCATCAAACTTGAACAAAAACTTCGTCGTTCAGAGAGGCTTAGAGCTAGAGAGGCTAGTAAGAATAATGAGCAAGTGTGAGCTGTTACTTGACGCACTGTCTCGTTTTTTTGATGTCCCGCAGCACCGCGAACAGCTTATAGATATTCTGGGTCACCGCAACGGCATTTCGCTGCGTAACCTCGAGTGGTTCGTGACCAACTATTCCAAGAACCAACACGTCACGTACATGACACCGGCCGGTCGCCAGTTTACCGTGCACGTCGCGTACAAGTCGAGTCTGGATGGATATTCGAAGAAGCTCTTTGATCCGTTTTGTCGTACGGAGCGGATCGAGTTTCACGGCATGACAACCACCGTCGCCCAGCTCAACTTCATTCGGTGGTGCATCACCAATGGCATCATCGAGTATATGACTACGAAAGAAGTGTTGCGTAGCCGCCAGACACTTCAAGCGTCACGTAGCCGTAATAGTAAAGGTGCAAAAGGTACTGACTCGCAATTTGAGGGGTGTATGTGTCTAGGAATTTGATGTCGAGGTGGGTCGTCTGCGAGTTGAGCGTCTTGAAATCGAGCGCACCCTCTTGCGTGTACTCGGCCGGCGACTTGCCGAAGCAATACACATACAGGTTCTTTGAAGGCACGGTGAGTCCGTGATCGAGTGGCTGTTTGTACGAATAATAGAGCCCGCCGGGAAAGTTGGACAGGACGTTCTGATTGTTCAGGTAGAGCGTCGCGTACTCGATCGTGTCAATGTAGCGCACGTTTGCCCCGTTAAAGAATGTGACGGGTGTTGCAGCCTGAATGTACTTTGTCGTGTAGCCGTAGGCGTATCGCGAATCGTAAAAATTACTTTGTTGGGTTTCATACTGTTGATTTCGGACAAACCACACCATCATCGTCACTGGGTAGTTGGCAGTCAGGTTGAGCCGCATCAGACCATTCTGATACGGCTGAACCGCCTCGGACCAGACGCGCGGGACGTTAAACTGAAGCTTCGTGTTTTGGTAGTACAGACGCTCCTCGGGTGTGAGGAGGATTTCCTCGATGAGAAGGCGAGGCTCGAGTATGTCGATGAGTCCGTTCGAGACGTTTGTCGCTGCGTTGGTGATCCACGCCGCAGTGTTGAATGTGAATCTGATGGTGATGACCGACCGCGACACGGCGCACATGGGAAAGAAGGGCTTCTCGAGCCGCTCCTTGACTTGGTCGCTATGTGTGTGACGTCTGCAAAAGAAAAACTCGAGCGGGATGATCAGTTTGACCGGCGTGTCAGCTGGGACGTTTGTGCCTTCGGGAACGCCACCACTCACCGCCTTGTAGACGGCGTCGCGTTCGTCGGCATCCAAGAAGAGTTGATCGCGAATGACGTACCAATCGTCTGTGATTGTTTCGTACGGCAGACCATCCACGAGAAACTCAATTTTATTAAAGAGGGCTCGACCAACGAGCTCGCTGTACGAATAGCCATTCGGAAGGGCTGGCAATGTACACTGGAGGTACATGTTTGAGATGAGATCACCCATTTCGCGTGGAAAGAGATCAACTTGGGTCACCGATCCAAGGTAGGTCCGACTGGTCAGACGGAGAGGTACGGAGAGACGCTGTGTCATGGAGAATGACGTGTATTGCTTAAACTTTGGAAGCCACTGCGACTGACCACCAAAGAGGTACTTTTCTTGGGCACCGACAGCCGCCATGGACAAGAGTGCGCCCGTCCCTGCACCCCGCTCGACGATTGTTTTGAGTTCGTTCAAGCCTTCGGACGTTGCGACATTCGAGTTGAGTTCGCGAAGTTCCCCGAAAACACCCTTTATCTTGGACGCATCGTAGGCGCTCAGATCGTACGACGAGAGTCCGAATGACGTGGTTGCGTTTGAAAAAACGTTCGGAACGTAGTTGTTCGACATTTGTGACAGTGTCAGACGCATGATTGAACTCGGTGCCTGGATGTAGTTTGACATGTCCGAAACGACAACGGCATTCGACACAAAGGGGAACGAAACTGCGGGCGGCCCGGCGTTAATCACAACATCACCATAGACGTTGGATGTGTACTCCACCATAGTGACATTCCCCGAAATACCAGAGAGACCCGAAACTGTCCACCCCTTTCCAATATCGATGCCGGGTGTCGGTTCGGTAAAGTACACCATAAAGGATCCATCCTTGACCATGGACGGCCCGTAAAACCCGAGGACCGACGTCGTCTGAACGACAGTCTGCTGGACGGGCGCTTCGACTTTCGTCACCACGGTCGGTTCGAGCAACTTCCCCGTTCGTTGGTTGATCGTCGTCGAGAACGTGTACAGTGCATCGGCAACATCCTGTTTCGTTTGGGCCGTTGCAATCGTGTCGCTAAACGCTTTGACAGCCGTGCGCGTGTCTGCATTGAGCGGCGCCGTTTGAAGATATCCTAGTGTCGCATCGTAGATGTTGGACACGGATTCTGTGTCATCTGCAATGAGCTGCAATATGTTCCCTTGGAGGTCCATAACTACAACGTACGCAGATTTTGTTTCCATAGGTCTGACACGCTGGTCTCCTCGAGCACGCGAATCGCCTCGCGGTATTCAGCTACGCGCTCGATGAGTCGCGCCACCTCTTCGCTCGTATACTCGTACGTCTTTGTGTTGAGCAACTCCTTCGGGTACCCCTTCCCGGCCATGGTTGCCTCGAGCTGTTCGCGTGCCACCTTGAACACGACGAGCCGACCTTCAATCACTTCGCGAACAAACTTCGCCTTGAGTGACAACGTCTCGCACTCGGACGCCATCCGCTTGAGCATGTGTCCCTTACGCATGGCGTACACGCGCATACGAATCTCGAGGTAGTCGCACAGAATCTCCTCCGGGCTCGCATACTTTTTGATCCCCTTGGGTGTGATGAGATACATGTTCGACGTGTGGATCGTCTTTGTAATCTCGGGCGCCTCGTCACACCACACCTTGAAATCCGGTTGCGTCTCCGTCGAGTGGTTCTCGTACTTTTGGACCGTTCCCTTGTCGACAAGCTCGTCCAGGTGCTCCTTGACATCCTGGATCCACTTGCCCGGCGGCAAATCTGTGATGCGCCATGCAGACCCCTCCTTCGTGACGACACCGCTCAGGGTCCACGAGTGTTCAGCCTTCTTTGTCACCGTCCCCGTAAACCCCTTGAAATAGGGAACCATCGGAACCATCGGTTTGTCGTCGAGAGCATGTCGAATGTTCTTCATCAGATCCTCGAGCTTGTACGGCGGGACGTAGGACGAAAAGCCCGTACCGATCCCCTCGGCGCCATTCACAAGGACCATGGGGACGATCGGTGCATACCACTCGGGCTCCACCTTTTGGCCATCCTCCTCGGTATACTTGAGCACTGCATCGTCATCGCTGTTAAAAATCTTACGCGTCTGAGGTGCCAACCTTGTAAAAATGTACCTGGACGATGCAGCATCCTTTCCGCCCATAAGTCGCGTGCCAAACTGACCGCTCGGCTCGAGCAGATTCAGGTTGTTCGACCCGACAAAGTTTTGTGCCAAACCGACGATCGTGCCCTGCAAAGACGCCTCGCCATGGTGGTACGCCGTATGTTCGGCGACATAGCCTGCAAGCTGAGCCACCTTCATGTCCGTCGTCAGGTTTCGCTTGAGGCATGCATACACCACCTTGCGCTGACTCGGCTTGAGACCATCCATCAGGTGTGGGATGCTTCGATGGATATCCTCGGCTGAAAAGTTGGCCAGATCCTTGTGAATGAAATCAGTCACATTCAGAAGCGTCACCTTTCCATACTCGACGCTCGGTGGAGGCTTTGCCATGTGTCCGACGAGCCACTCTTTGCGTGCATCCGCCATGGGCTTTGCAAAGGCGAGCGTCATCGACTTGTCCGTGTCGGTATCACCGGCAAACTTGACCGTCAGACGATCAATCATCTTGAAATATTCCTTCGCCTCGACGCTCGTCGACGTCCCCAGACCCTTGTAGTACTTGACATGCGTGCTTCGGTTCCCGCTCGCAACGTACGCCGCCTCGGTGAAGAACCAATCCTTGCCCGCCTTGATCACAGGTGTCACCATTGCAACCACAAATCCCAACTGAATAAGCCCTGGCCAAAAGTGGTGAATCATGTTCAGGACCAGACCCTTGATATGACTCCCGTCCAGGTCAGCATCCGTCATGATCATCAATCGACCGTAGCGAAGTTCTCGCACAGAAGTATACGTCTTGCCATGTTGAAGCCCAAGTATCTTTTTGAGGTTGGAAAATTCCTCATTGTCGGTCAGCTGTTTGACACTTGCGTCACGCACGTTCCGAGGCTTACCGCGCAAAGGAAAAACTCCGTAGGCGTTCCGACCAATGACGGAAAGACCGGCGACAGCGAGCGTCTTTGCTGAGTCCCCCTCGGTCACAATCAGCGTACACTCGTGACTTTTGTGTGTCCCGGCCCAGTTTGCATCGTCGAGTTTTGGAATTCCCAGGATGCGTGATTTCTTTGCACCATCCGTCTTTTTGAGTTCCTTTTCATTCTTGGCGAGCTGGAGAGCCGACACGTCATCGGCAAGGCCACATGCCATGACCGCCTTGATGCTCGCCGGCTTGAACGTATAGTCGGTCGTATCCTTGGTCGTACACTCCGTCTTGGTCTGACTTGAGAATGTGGGTCGATCACGTACGGCGCGCATGAAGACAAAGAGGGACGCCTTGATTTGCGCCGGTCGAATCTCCTTGATGGGCAAGGCTGACACGAGCTGATTGACGAGTCGATCGACGTGCGTTCCGCCCTGCGTGGTTGCAATGCCGTTGACGTACGACACCTGTTCAAACTTACCCGTATCCGTGTGCGCCACAACGATATCCGGGCCGAGCGAAACAGTCACCCCCGTCACGTGCATCTTGGCATACGTATCCAGCGTCATCATCTCGATCCGCACGCCGTTGAGATAGACGTGCGCCTTGGGACAACACATTGCGGCATCCCACGTCCGACGCGTGATGATTGTATACAGAGCCTCGATGTGCTTCCCGCCAAACTTGGTCCAGTCGGGCATGAATGACACCTCGACACCACCGCCCGTCTTGCGTTCCTCGATCAGCGGCTCAACCATCTTGGACATGTTGTCCATCCAGCGTTGCATATACACCTGGCCGCTCGAAACCACCTTGACTGTGAAATCCTTCGAAAAGACATTGGTGAGTTTGGCACCGTAGCCGTTTCGTCCACCGGTCGTACGCTCCTTCGTGTCGTCATAGTTTGACGACGTGAGTAGGTGGCCAAAGATGAGTTCGGGAAGCCACACCTGTTCCTTCTCGTGTTTCCGAATCGGGATACCGTCGCCGTTGTTCTTCACGGTGATATACTCACCCTTCCACGACACGTCGATCCGAGTCACCTTCTTGGGGTGTAAGGTGTGCTGATCAATCGCATTCACCAGAATCTCGTCGAAAATCTTGACGAGTCCGGGTGCAATAGTGACGTGTGCACGCTCGAACCGACCTTCGGCGAGCTTCCATGTATCGACCACATCAGGAACGACCGACCCGATATACGAATCGGGGCGTTTCAAGATGTGCTCGACGTGTGTGAGCTTTTCGTACTCCATTCTTACAGTGAAGGCGTTCACCTTTTTTAAGGCTTGATCAGCTTGTGAATTTCCGAGGGTCTCTTCCCTTTGAGTTGTCCGGCGAGCGCCCGACACGTCTTGTCAAGCATCGCAGGCATGTCGAGATAGTCAGCCGCGTGCGCCATGCTCCATAGCGTGTCCCACGACTCGTCGATCGGGTCTTCGTCCGACATTTCCTGCCAGTACTTCAATTTGCCGAGCGTCATAGAATCGACATTCGGTAAAGGGATGGGGCCCTCAAGGCCCACCATGTTCATGAGCAAGTGACTCCAGTGTGGGTTGATTTCGCACGCGACACAGTCGGATGTATAGACCCGCATTTTACTTGGTAAACGAGCGCGGGACGGCTCTAGGTAGAATTCGCCGGTGAAACCGATCCGTACCATATTCTGAATAGTCAGGGTGGTATGTAACTTTACCGTCCATTCCAACGACTTTCATCGTCACGTGTACATCCATTCGGCGATCCATGCCTGTACGTTGATTCTTAAAATGAGTGAATCCGTACTTGGGGTACCACGTCATTTGAAATCGACCAATCCGACGTTCGATCCAAAACTCATGGTGTTCCCATGGGATCAACACGATGCTGGGAATCTGTACGGGGCGTCGTGGAACATAGACCCCCGCCTTGGCTAACACAAGCCGCGTATCAATATCGGCTACATTGGCAATTCCGGTGAGGACTCCAATGGACATGTCTCACCATCGACCGCTCCGTCTAAGCTCTTCTTCAGGGGTTTGCTGTCTTCGACTTGATCAACCAGAGTGTCTTGACACCAGGAGCAGAACATTGCCTTGTCAGGGTGCCCATTTTTTATGTCGGCCTATCGTAAATGTTCAAGTCGACCATCATTATCCTCATCTGCTTTCTGATTGCGGCCAACCCGGCTGTCTACCGCGCCACTCGTAGCGTGCTCGGCGGCTGGATCGCCACGCCCGAGGGAACGGCCAAGCTCGGTGGTCTCATTCTGCACGCCGTGGTGTTTATGATGCTCGTGTCGCTGGCGAAGCGCGCCGTGTCCCCCTACCACTCGTACATGCACGCCGCCGATGACACCAAGACTATCGACGGTATGAGCACCAAGTCGCCGGAGACGCCTTACTCATTGTAGTTAGAGTTTGTCGCCGGTATACTCATAAATGAGTGCCAAAGTTGTATCGTACACCCAAACTCCAGATGAAAAGTCGTTGATTGAGCAAGTGGCATATGTCGCCCGGGTCTCCAATCCAGAACACCAGGAATCGAACGAGACGGCCGAACGGCTCGTTCGATACCTCATGAGGAACAAGCACTGGTCGCCATTCGAGATGGTCAACGTGTGTCTCGAAATTGAGACGACGCGCGACATTGCCCGGCAGCTCCTTCGCCACCGATCATTCTCCTTCCAGGAGTTTAGTCAGAGGTATGCCGTCGTACCGGAAACACATATCGTACGGGAGGCACGCCTACAGGATACCAAGAATCGCCAGAATAGCACCGAGACGACTGACGCTGATATCATCAGGGAGTGGGAGGAGTGTCAGGTAACAGTTGCAGCATTCACGCGTACGGCATATGACTGGGCACTCAAGAAGGGGATTGCAAAGGAACAGGCACGGGCGATCCTCCCAGAGGGTCTGACCCCGTCACGCCTCTACATGAACGGATCCCTTCGTTCCTGGATTCACTACCTCGAGGTTCGCATGGGGAACGGGACGCAGAAGGAGCACAGTGAACTCGCGCACGCATGTTCACGCGCGCTAGAGTCTGTATTTCCTTTTGTCAAGGAGATTCAGGGATGAAGATCTGCCCGACGACATTCGGTCCATACTTTTGGAGTGTCATCCACATGACGGCACTCAGCGCAAACGAAGGTCTCACCGACGAAAAAAAAGAGGCGTACATTCGCTTTTTCGAAGCCATGCCCGACGTGCTCCCGTGCTCCATGTGCGGCAAACACCTCAAGGAGAATCTCAAGCTCTTGCCGGTTGACACGGAGGATATGTTCCGTTGGTCGATCGATATTCACAATTTGGTCAATACGCAGCTCAACAAACCCGAGGTGCCCTATGAACAGGCGTATCGGTATTGGTCAGCTCGGTGTGCACGCGGCCCCGACGACAAGCAAAGGAATGTGCTCATCGCATGCGCCGTGCTCTTGATTCTCCTAGCAATCGTCTACGTGCATCGCACCATATAAAAAAGACATGCGCCTGTGGTGTATGGCGTCACGCGTATTTCTGCTCGACCGTTCCGGGTCCATGGAGACCTGTCGCGACGATACAATCGGAGGATTCAATGCATTTGTCGATGCGCAAAAGGCGAACGGAGGAACAATGACCCTCGTGCTTTTTGATCACGAGGTGGATGTCCTCTACGAAAACAAGGCGGTCACTGACGTTGTGCCGCTCACGACTCAAACCTTTGTCCCACGCGGCGGAACGTCGTTGTACGATGCGCTCGGCCACGTCCTCAAGATGGACTTGCCGCGCGACACGGTGTGTATCGTGCTCACGGACGGTGACGAGAATTCGTCCAAGACGTACACGAGCGCACACGTCAAGGATCTCATTGAAGGCAAGCAGACGAAGGACGGATGGTCATTTGTCTACCTGGGAGCGAATCAGAATACAATCATGAATGCAGAGCGGCTGGGCATTCGTACCTCGATGGGCTATGACACGCAGACCAACACACCGGAGCTTTTCCGTGCATTGTCACAGACGGTGTCGATGGGTCCAGTCACACCCGGACACAGTCAAATTTAAACAGGGTAGCCATCATATGCGTTGTTCTTACCACCCGTGTACAGCGTGTACACGAAAAGCAAACCCAACAAGGCTGCCGCAATCAACATCACGATGCCAAAGTACATCTTCTTCGGCTCGACCACAATTCCAGTCTTGCCGTCGTCACTCATCGTCTGGTTGTCGCCTGTCGCCTCGACAATCATGAATGCACCCGCCATGAACATGGCGACGAGGAGAGCGACGACGATACCAGTCACAAGCTGACCCATATTACCGTTGTTCGCGCTCATTAGTCTATGCTGTGATTTTTTTTCACGGAACACTCGATTTCACGGGGCGCCCTACTTCCTGGCAAACATGAACAGGAAAAAAGCGAGGATGAACTGGAGCACGGACGTGAACCACGTCGACATGTTCCCCGTGCCGCGGCTCTTGTCGTACAGATCACGGATGGCCGACACGACCAGATAGATTGATGCGATACCGATGATAAAGTTACCACCTGAGGCCATTTACCATATAAAGACATTTTTATCCTGAGAGGTATGCAGTACTATGCAGAGATTCAAGCCAACAAGTACTTTGATTTCCAGTCTCGTCTCAACTACCTGAAACACATCGAGATGCCGTCAGCGACTCCCCTGGATGCCACAGACGAACGACTCGAGGTGGTGACTCAACTAAAGCGCGAGTATCTTGCACTCGTCGACGAGATATTCAACCGACACAAAGAGTATACGGACAAACGGGGTCGGCTCGACAAGCTTACTGAGATTGTCGATACATTTGGAAGCGATATGGCGAACCAATACGTCCCGGAGATTGAGCGTCTCATTGCAAAGTTTGAAGAGACTGAATGCCTCGAAGAGTTTAAACTGTCTATGAATGATCAGCTTGCAAAATTTCAAAAGCTTCGATCCGTCTTGTGCATGGATGATATCGGTGAAAAGTACATGTGCTTCACATGTCTCGAACGTTCGGTCGACACGTTTCTGGATCCGTGTGGACACATGGCATGTTCCGTGTGTCAGATGCGGTTTGGAACGTCGTGTCCATTTTGCCGTGTCATGGTGACTCCGAAACGCATGTTCCTCGGTTAAAAAAACCATGCACAGTATTAAAAGAATGCAGATCTTCGTCAAGACACTCACTGGAAAGACCATCACGCTCGAGATTGAGTCAAGCGACACAATCGCCAACGTCAAGGCTAAGATCCAAGACAAGGAGGGTATCCCGCCGGATCAACAGCGACTCATTTTCGCGGGCAAGCAACTGGAGGATGATCGCACGATGGCAGACTATAACATTCAGAAAGAGTCGACTCTTCACCTCGTTCTACGCCTACGTGGCGGCTAGATTCTGAAGGTTCTCACGGACGACGGAGCCTCCTGCCAAAACGTCTTGGGATCAGTCACGTACAAGTCATACAAGTTGGCATTGTCAGGCTGCTTCTTCACCTCGATCGACGTCAACTCCGGTGGAATCTCCTCGAGGAGCATTGTACGCATGGTTGCGAGATCCGGTGAAAACAGCGTCGCGTACGCCATACCGATATCGAGATCGAGCCCCTCTGCATCGGTCCGAACCCAATAGTGTTCGCATACATCGCCCGGACTTACGCAAAACCCCTTGACGACGTGCGCCTTGACGTCGAGCAATTTACACAGAATCGCACAGTGGTGGACGATCGATCCCTCCACTTTACGAAGCTTCATACGCATGGCAATTCTCTTTACGGACTCCATTGTTTTTACATAGTATCCACCTCTATATCTTCATCGTCATCTTCATCTTCAACATGGCCGGAAAACTCAACCAGATTTACCTCCTGTACGGGCATTTCATCAGTGCCAAATTCGCTCGTCACCTTGAGTGACGTGAACGACATGCTGTCCGGGAAGCTGTCAAAATCCGTGAGTGGGATCGCGTTGGACATGTACTGGTGATCAATCACAGGACTCGGCTCTATGACCTTCGTCGGGGGCGTCGCAGGCACCATGGGGAGTTGCGTCGGAATGACACTGACGGGCGTCGTCTGAAACCCGCTCGACCGCGACATGTACAGAACAATGAGGGTGAAGATAATCACGAGTCCGAGCACGATACCGGCGCACTGATGCATTATACTATGCACTGACAAATTTCAACCTCAAGAACCTTGACGTTCTTGAGGCCAAAGGCCAAAAGCTGTTGCTTTTGCTGACCTGTTTTTTTGATTCGCGTGCGTCTAGTTGGAGAAGGCAAGGCCGCCCATGCCGCTCTGGATACGCAGCACGTTGTAGTTGATCGCAAACATCTTCTGGGTCGTCGCCACCGAGTTGGACTTCAGGGTGATCGCCAACTGAGCGTTGTCGATGCGCGAGAAGTTGCAGGTGCCCGTCGGCTGGTGCTCCTCCGGCTGCAGCGCGAAGGAATAGCAGTAAATGCCGGGGTAGGGGCAGCCAGTGTGGTGGTAGAACGGCTGGACGGAGTTGAAGTACTTGCCGGACTGCTCCTTGAAGCGATCCTGGCCGTTGAGCACAACCTTGAACAGGTGCAGAGGACCCACCTCAACACCGTAGGCGATGTTGGAGGTGGCAGCCTGCGTGCCCTCCTCAACCCAGTACACGTTGGCGGACGTCGCGCTGAACAGCACGTTGGAGGAGATCAGGTTGGAGTTGACGATGGAGAACTGCGTCGGCAGAGCGTTGTACGTCGTCTGGCCGGTGCCGGTCACGTTGGATCCAGCGGCAAAGCCGGCCGGCACAAACAGGTGGGGCACACCCGTCAGGTGGGGCAGGATGTACTGGCCAGCCTGGCAGAACGCGCGGGTGTCGCAGGTCACGTTCACGTTGGCCGTCGACGTGCAGAAGTTCCACATGCCGTTCAGCTGGGTCGTCTGCTGGGCAGACGCCGTGGGGTTCTGGTAGCACCACACCAGCTCCTTCACGGGGTGGTTGAAGGCCACACGGACCAGCTGCACGTTACCCTCCTCGGAAGAGCCAGACGTCAGAGCATCACCGCCGGTGTGCTGGATCTGCTCAATCAGGTACTCGTGACCCTTCTGGGCGAAACGACGACGCTCCTCAGTGTCCAGGTAGATGTAGTTGCCCCACACCTCGAAAGCCGAGCCCAGGAAGTAGCTGTTGTAGTACGCCGTCGTGTCAAAGTCCAGACGCACCTCGTGGTACTGCAGGGCGATCAGAGGCAGGTACAGGCCGGGGTTGCGGTTGAAGAAGAAGAGCAGGGGCAGGTACACCTTGGGGCGGGACGTCTGGGTCGTGTTGTAGTTGCCCTGCGTCGTCATCTTGCCCCAGGCATACTTGTCAGACTCGTTGAGGTACAGCTCGGAATACAGGCGCCACCAGGTCTGGTAGTGCTTGTCGACGCGCTGACCACCGATCGTCAGCTCCACGGCGGAGATGGCACGCTCGGCAATCCAGTTGGTATCCCAGTTGGTGTTGGTCGACGTCAGCAGAACTGCACCCGGTGCAGTCTCCTTGGGAACAAGGGGCGTCAGGGCCAGGTGCATGTTACCAATCAGATCGCCGTTGCGGGCAATCGTCACGGACAGGCGGGTCTGGTTCCCCGGAGTGCCGCTCACCGTCTGCTGGATCAGCTCCATCGCAAAGTTCGTGTGGCGCTTGTACACCGCCTGGAAGAAAGTAACCTTGGGGTTACCGGTGAGGTAAACGTCCTGAGCGCCATAGGCAACGAGTTGCATGAGTCCACCAGCCATTTAACATTGAGCAAGAGAAAAAAACAACAGGAAGCTGGATCCTTCGTGTTGTGTTTTTTTGGAACAAGTTCCTGATTTTGTGCTGCTGCTGTGCTGCGGTTGTACGTCTAGTTGGAGAAGGCAAGGCCGCCCATGCCGCTCTGGATACGCAGGATGTTGTAGTTGACGGCGAACAGCTTCTGCAGAGTCGTCTGCATCTGGGACTTCATCTGGATCGACACCTGGGCGTTGTCAATGCGAGAGAAGTTGCACGTGCCAGTGGGCTGGTGCTCCTCCGGCTGCAGGGCGAACGAGTAGGAGTAGATGCCCGGGTAAGGAGTGCCGGTGTGGTGGTAGAACGGCTGCACCTGGTTGAAGTACTTGCCAGTCTGCTCCTTGAAGCGATCCTGGCCGTTGAGCACAACCTTGAACAGGTTGAGCGGGCCAACCTCCACGGCACCGTTCGTCACGGTGGCGCTGGTGTTGCCGATGCTCAGACCCTCCTCGATCCAGTAGGCGTTGCCGGTCGGGGGCACGCCGGTGGTACCCTGGAAACCAGCGAACGCCGGCAGCTGGCCAGCCATGCTGAACAGCGTGGGCACACCGGTCAGGTGGGGCAGCACGAAGTTGTTGGAGGCGACCAGCACCTGCACGTTGGAGGTGATGTTCACGTTGGCCGTGTTGGAGCAGAAGTTCCACATGGCGTTCAGGTTGGAGCCGTAGCCGGTCGCACCCTGGGTGGACGCAACGGACGGGTTGGTGTAGCACCACACCAGCTCCTTCACCGGGTGGTTGAAGGACAGGCGGATCAGCTGGGGAGAGCCCTCGGAGCTGCCGGCCGTCGCGGAGGACGTCACGGCATCACCGCCGGTGTGCTGCACCTGCTCGATCAGGTACTCGTGACCCTTCTGGGCGAAGCGGCGACGCTCCTCCGTGTCCAGGTAGATGTAGTTGGCCCACACCTCAAAGGCGTTCGTGGTGCCAAAGTACTTGTCGTAGTAGGCGGTCAGGTCAAAGTCCAGGCGCACCTCGTGGTACTGCAGGGCGATCAGGGGCAGGTACAGGCCGGGGTTGCGGTTGAAGAAGAAGAGCAGGGGCAGGTACACGCGCATGTTGGGGGCACCAGTCGACGAGGGCGTCGCGTTGCCCTGGGTGGTCATCTTGCCCCACGCGTACTTGTCGGAGTCGCTCAGGAACAGCTCGGCGTACAGACGCCACCAGGTCTGGTAGTGCTTGTCGATGCGCTGGCCACCGATGGTCAGCTCAACGGCAGCCACGGCGCGCTCGGCGATCCAGTTGGTGTCGTACACGGTGTTGTTGGAAGACAGACCGGCCGTCGACACGGGGGTCAGGGCCAAGTGCATGTTGCCGACCAGGTCACCGTTGCGGGCGATGGTCACGGACACACGGCCGGAAGCGGCCGGGGAGCCGTTGGTCGTCTGCTGGATCACCTCCATCGCAAAGTTCGTGTGGCGCTTGTACACCGCCTGGAAGAAAGTCACCTTGGGGTTACCGGTAAGGTAAACATCCTGAGCACCGTAAGCAACGAGTTGCATCAAACCACCAGCCATTTTGTAGTTAGCCAAGAAAATAATTGACGCACCGCGTCAGCGCAGTCTAAAGTTTCTGTCCGCCTAAAGTACACATGTCTGTAGATCGCGTGCCTGAGGATGAGGAGCTTATGATGGATGATGAGGACGAAGAGGGGGAGTTTGGCGAGGACATGCTCGTAAACCTGCTGACCACTGAGGAGGGGGATACGATCCCGACCATCCTGGCTGGTCTGGCTGGCTCGATGGATGCCATCGCCAAGCACCTGGAGAAGCAGAATGTCATCCTGGTGAAGATGCTGTCTGTCCTGTCGGCCAAGCCGGCGGCGCCTGTGTACACTGCCGCGCCCGCCTAGAGCTTCTTGCGAAAGTAAAACACGAGGAGACTGATGAGCGCCGTCCAGCCGACAAGGTGATCAACCTTGTTCATCACCTGGATCTGCTGATCAGCCATCTTGTTAAACTCATCCTTATAGCCCTGTGGCTTAAAGGGGAGCCAAAAGTACCGTCCAAACGGTACAACCGTCGGGCCGAGCTTGTCCCGACAGTTGTACGAGTAATCATACCATGCGAGCGCGATATACGGGAACCAAATCAGAAAAAAGAGGACCCAAAAGTTCTTGGGTGGCAGGTACCAATAGCCTCCTGCGATTGCGAGCGAAAAGATGAT